GGGGGATGCCGAGACGGGCCAGGGCGGCGTTGGTGCGGGCTATTCGGCCCTTCTTGGCCTGCTCAGCGTGGCGCTTTTTCATGGCGGGGGCAATCGCCCGGATCATGGTGTCCTCGGCGAGGGCGGCTTTCTTGGTCTGGATGGCGTTCATAGGGTTTTCTCCTTTTCGGTATAATTTTTGCCACGGGGCTGATGGCTGGGGCGGTTTGTGGCTTTCCGCCAGTTGGCCACGGTCTTTTTGCAGACGTTGCAGGCCAGGCCGATTTGCAGGTCGTTGGCTCCCTTGTCGTAGAGGGTTGCGGCCAGTTCCCGATCAAAAGTTTGGGGGAGTTTCCGCTTCCGTTCCCGGACGGCCTGGGACGCTTTTTGGCGGGCCTTCTTGGTCAAAAGCTGTTCCTGGTGGGTTTTGCTGCTTCGGTAGAGGGAGCAGCCGCCCTGGGGTTCTGTATGCACTCCCTGTTTGATCCGGCTGGACCTTGTGTGCCATAGATAGTCACAGGTCCAAAACTGGGACAAGTACCGGCAGCCGGCACATTTTGGATAGCGCCGCTTGTTGCTGTTCCGGACAACGGAAACGGTCAAGCCGTAGAAGGTGGGCATGTTATACCCCCTCGCAGAGACGCCGGGCCAGGGTGGGAACTGAGATGCAGTTTTGATCCTGGAACCCTAAGTGGGCCTTGACCCACCGGCAGTCCTTGCCGGTGTACCGGGCCACTTCTTTGATGGAGAGGACGCGCTTGCCGTCGAAGAAGGTCAGTAGGTCCTCTAGGTTGTCGCGGTAGGCTGGGTGTTCTCGAGACATGGTGATACCTCCTTTTTCGTTATTTCAATAGGCTGGTACAATAGACCTACCTGGACGCAGCGAACAGGTGATCACAAAATGGGAGATGATTGCCATAGAGGGTATTCTCAGTAGCCTATTTCGCTTCCCCGTACCCGAGGCCGGTAAACCAACCCGGCTTTCCGATGCGTTGAAACACAGGCCGTTGCTGTGAGTGAGGATGCAAGGGGGATAGAAGCATGGTGACTCATGCGTCTATGGTTCAAACCAAACCGTAGTTTGCACCCTACATCGGGTTCAAGAACGGAAGAAGATGTCCGGGAGTCACACCGGGCATTTTCTTTGCCCAGATAGGCCTATTGCACCAGCCTATTTGTTGTTTCCTATTCCATCCTGGGTGAATCTGTGGTATAAAAGGATGGAATAGGGGGTGAATACGATGCGAAGGATATTGCTTCTGGTTGCCGCCATCGTTCTTTGCCTTGGGCTCGGGTCCTGCCAAATGATGACGGAAGAGGAAATTCAGGCGGCGTATGACGAGGCTTTCGCTGCCGGGGCTGCCTCTGTCGATGTAACGTCACAGGTGGAAGACGCTCGAGCCGAAGGGTATGAAGACGGGCGCGACGAAGGCTACGACGAAGGGTATGACGCCGGATATGATGCTGGGATCGCGGAAGCGGGCGAGGCTTCCGACGGTTCCTCCAGTTCTGCGGCGACGTACTCCGGAGGGACAACGTCCTCCAGTTCCGAGGGGTCCGGCTATGCGTCCCAGTCTGCCGTGACGGTGTATGTCACAGACACGGGGAGCAAGTACCATTCCTATGGCTGCCAGTATCTGAGAGAGAGCTGCCACGGGATGACGCTGTACCAGGCCAAGCAGGCCGGGTATACAGCGTGCAGCCGGTGTGATCCGCCTGCATAACCTTCGAGCAACGGGACCGCTTCGGCGGTCCTTTTGCTTTGATGCCGGTTCAATCTGATTGAACCTTTTGCGCAAAAAAATACTGAGAAATTAGTTCTGCAGGGATTCCCAACAGATTTGAGGCTTGCACAATCTCTGACTGCTTCCATCCGGTTTTTCCGTTCAATTTCAAGGAAATGGAGCGTTCCGAAAGGTTCATGGCATCAGAAAATTTCTGTTGAGTACCGTAGACCTCTACGATTTTACCGAGGAGTTTCGAGTAATCAAAGGACATAGGGGCACCTCCTTTCTCTCGGGTTGTTCAATTGCTTTGAACTACCTAAAGTATATCACCGCGCGAAGAGGAAGTCAATAGAGAAATTCAAAAAAGTTGAATTTATTCCCGTTTGCTATTGAACTTTAGTTCAAAATCTGTTATAGTATAGGGGACAGGAGGTGCCACCCATGAGAGCCACCAATACGGCGCAACGACTAAAGGAAATCATGGCAGAAAGAGGGCTAAGGCAAGTAGATATTATTGATATGGCAAAGCCCTACTGCGAAGAGCACAATGTAAAACTAGGGAAGAATGACCTGAGCCAATATGTGAATGGGAAGGTGGAACCAGGACAAACCAAACTAGCCATCTTAGGGATGGCTTTAGGGGTTAGTGAAACTTGGTTGATGGGTTATGATGTTCCTAGGGATCGAGAATCTACTGTGAACACTCCTGCCGGATTTTTCCCGGTTCCAGACACCTATACAGTCCCCCGGGTTGGGGCGATTGCCTGCGGTACGCCCATCCTCGCTGAGCAAAACATTGAAACCTACGATGCAGTTCCAAACCGCATCCGCTGCGATTTCACCCTTGTGTGTAAAGGGGACAGCATGGTTGGGGCTGGGATCGAAGACGGTGACGTGGTCTACATTCGCCAGCAGCCAGAGGTGGAAAACAACGAAATCGCTGCCGTGATGATTGACGGGGAGGCTACCTTGAAATATTTCAAGCGCGTCGGTGATATGGTGCTTCTTTCCCCGGCAAATCGGGAGTATGAGCCGATCATTGTTTCTGGGGAGAACTTGGGAAAAGTGAAAATCGTCGGGAAAGCTGTAGGGTTTACCCGGTTTTGGGAAAAGTAAAAAGCGCCCGCCCTCTGTGCGGCAACACAGAGAACGGGCAAAGGGGTTACAGTAAGTTTGCGGAAGCCTACTGTACCCCCTACTATAACATACAGTAGGAGGAAAATGCAATGATAAAACGGAAAGATGGATTGTGGCAGGAGCGAATCTCTCTGCCGGGTATGGCAAAGCCCAAGTATTTCTATGCCAAGACCCAGAAGGAATTGAAGAAAAAGGTTGCTGCATGGAACCAGGATCAGGCGGCAGGGAAAACCTTTGAAGCCTGCGCCGATTCCTGGGACCGGTGGCATGAAGGGCAGGTGTCCTACAACGGGGCGGAAGCATATCGAGCCGCGATGAAGCGGACGAAGGAACAATTCAAGGGGCGCAGGATTGACGATATCCGGCCTGATGAAATAGACGCTTACATCCGATATCTGGCGGGGAGGGGCTATGCTCGGCGGACGGTGCAACTCTATCTGGATATGCTGCGGATGATCTGGGACTATTCCATTGTCCAGGGGTGGACTACGTTCAACCCGTGCGGGGCGGTAAAGCTGCCTAGTGGGCTGCCCAGGGGCCGGAGAGAGATGCCCAGCGACGAGCAGATAGAGCGCGTCAAGGCCGGGCTATTTCTCGACTTCGGGTTATTCCCCTATTTCCTCCTGCATACTGGGATGCGTCGAGGGGAACTCCTGGCGCTGCGCTGGGAGGATATTGATCGGGAGCATAAGCTGATAACCGTAAACAAGGCGGTTTATTTTGCTGGGAACACGCCCCAGATTAAAGCGCCGAAAACGGATAGCGGACGGCGGGAGATCGTCCTGCTGGATGCTCTGGCTGCCGTTCTTCCAAAGGGTGGCAAAGGCTATGTGTTCGGCGGGGAGAAACCGCTGACAAAAATGCAGGTGCGGAAACGATGGCAGAGATGGTGCAGGGAGGCAGGGCTGGCGACAGAGGAGGGCGTGGCTATGATCACGCCACACCAGCTGCGACACGCCTTCGCTACCATTCTGTTTGACGCTGGCATTGACGTCAAGGTGGCGCAAGAGCTGCTGGGACACTCCAGTATACAGGTCACGCGGGACATCTACACCCACATCCGAAAGAGCCGGATGGAGAACACGGCGGAGACGCTGAACAAGTATTTATCTGGTGGTGCGTGTAAAAATAATGTAATTGAGCTCGCATGACCTGCTACGCAAGAAAACAATTCTGCCTTTTAAGCAGGGTGTCCGGGGTTCGAATCCCCGACGGGTCACCAGATAGGAAAATCCCTGAGTCCCTTGAGCGCCAAGGGGTTCAGGGATTTTTTCTTGCCATTTTATTGATTGTTTTGGGAGATAGGAAGGACATAAATCAACATATAAATGCACATTACAGCGTGAAAAAGTGTGTAGTTCGTGTGTAGTAAAAGAGCCGCCCCGGGAGCTTATCCGGAGCGGCTTTATTTATGGGTTTTCGTCTGTTTTTTCAAGCTCTTCCAAAAACGGCTGAAAGTATTTCTCTTCTGCCCGCTTCCTGGCTTTCGCGGCGTCATCGATGTTTCTGTAGTGGCCGAGATGGTGGAAAGTTCCCTTGAATTTGATATATGCTTCCCACTTTTTGTCTCTTTTGCTCCAGGACACACCACGCACGCCGCTTGTATTGGTGACTGGCGGCTTATCACCAAGGGACGAAGTTCGGGTCCCCTCTATTGTGTCTGAGGGTGTAGGCCTACTCTCTCGGTTTAGGCATCCGCAGGATCTTGTATTGCCGCTCTTGAGATACCTTGTGGGGACGTCTATTTCATTCCCACAATCACACCGGCAATGCCAACAAGCGTTTCTTCCTCTCATCTCATCAAGCAGATAAAGAGCAGTGAGACGGCCAAACCGCTGGCCGGTTAAATCCTCACGCCCATGCTTGCCGCACGTTTGGGTGTTGCCGGATCTGAGATCCTTCGCAGTTGCAAACACCTCGCGCCCGCAATCGCACAGGCACCGCCACACAATTTTTTTGTTCTTCCGCCGGTCCGTCGGCTCTATTGCAGTCAGCATCCCAAACTTTTGACCGGTTATATCTACCTTAGCGCCCACAGTTATTCGCCTCCCCTCG